TGGGCGTGTGAGCAGGCACTACACGTTGACGGTGCCATCGTAGACATTGGCACCTACGACGGGCGTGCATTGGAAGTCGTGTTGCGGTATCAGCGTAAACGCAGACCCGTATATGCTTACGACTACTTTGACGGCCCTCCGGCTGAGAGCAAGAAATCAGAGCATGGCCCCAATTTGCAACAGCAAGTGGTGGAAAGGTTGAGCGAATGGGAGGCAAGCATTTTTGGGGGTGATATTCGTCACCACGCCGACACGCTTCCCGATCAAATCGCGTTTTGCCAGATTGACCTTAACGACGCGGAGGCCGAAGGATTTGTGTTTCCGTTGGTGTACGAAAGGGTGTCACCCGGTGGCATAGTGATTTTTGACGACTACGGGTTTGCTCGGTATCGTGAGTCAGCGGTGACGCACCAAAAGTTCCTTGAAGGCAAAGAGCAAATCTTGGAAATGCCGACCGGCCAAGGGTTATTGATCAAGGTATGAGACACGCAGCACGCCGAGACGGAAACGATGAGGTCATTACACAGGCACTGCGTGCGCAAGGGTTTACCGTCTACGACTACGGCAAGGCAGGCGAAGGCATACCTGATAAACTTGTCACTCGGACGCTACCCGACGGCGTAGAATGGGTGTGCTGGGTAGAGATCAAGATGCCAAAGGGCAAGTTACGGGAAGGCCAAGAGCGGTTCCGTAACATTTTTGAGCCAAGGGGTGAGTATTACGTCGCCCGTGACGCACAGGACGCAGTGCGGGAACTTTACGAACGGTATCTGCTCTCTATCAAACCGGAGCAGTACCGATAAGGGCTTTACGCGCACCTTTGTAGTGGATGATGGCCGGGTGGGGATGCTGGGGCAGGTACTCGGGCAGGCAGGCAAAGTGATACTCAGGCAGCGTCACCTCGGTCTGCCGGCAATACTCTCGCAAAACCTCTTGATCGCCGTACCACCGCCAGAACTTTTCGGGTAACGCCTCAAACATCTCGGCCATATCTTCCCACGGCCCCGCATCACGGGTCACGGTCGCACATCCGACAAACGGGTACACCTCATCCAGCGTCTTACCCGTGTACTCGGAAAAGTCCAAACCCCGCTGACGCGGGTTAAATAGCGCATCCCGGTTAAATGACCGCCGACATGGCACGCAAACCTCATCCAGAACGAGCGTGGACGGCTTTATGGGGGCTTTCACAACCATATCGGTGTCAAGGTATAGGGCAGGTTCGTCAAGCCCTAATCGTGCAAAGGCGGCAAGACGCCAGTGCATCAGGAACTCCCGGTCGCCCTCGGTCGGGTACGCCCATGTGACGCCCTCTACAGTCGCGGTCACACGATCCGTCACTTGGATGATTTCCGCACCGGGGTTAAAGGCGCGAAGTGAGGCAACCATCCGAGTCGGCCACTCCAGATCATCGCCCACATGGAAAAACACGAACGTAGACATACTTGCAAACATACCACCGTGTGCTACGCTCGTCACGCGGAGGCTCTATGCACAAAGACGCGGCTGAATTCGTTGGAGTGTTGTTGCATTCGGCAACGGCCACGCATTTTCTGCATCTGCAAACAGCCAGTTACGCTGCCCACAAGGCACTCGGCCACTATTACGAGAACATTGTGGACTTGGCCGACAAGTATGCGGAAGCCTACCAAGGGCATTACGGCATCATCCCCCTCGCCGACTACCCCGAGGGGTTCAAGGTACAGACCGATGCGGCCAAATACGCCAGTAGCCTGCTGACCTTTGTGAAAGGCACCCGCAAAGACTTGCCGAAAGACACCGACCTCCAGAACATCATTGACGAAATCGTGGGCGAGATTGCCGCCCTGCTCTACAAGTTGGAGAGGTTCAAGTAATGCCGATGCGCCGCGAACAAGTTGCAGCCGCTTTGGAATGGTTGGGTAGTAACGCCGACCCACGAGAGCGTTTTCGTCGGATGATTAGCCTCGACCAGCCGCAAGACTCTGACGCCGCTGACGTTGCAATAGACATTGCAGCCGGGTTCACCCCCCTCCAATATCCGCAAGCCGTACGAGATTTCACGCGGGCAAAACGGGAAAACGACCCGCTTGGTATGGGGTTGGCGATATTGGCGGGGGTTCCCGTGGTCGGTGGCGTGGCGAAGGTCGCTGGGAAAGCCCGTAAAGGCTCGGAAGCGGCAGAACAATTAGTTACCCGCGCAAAACGAAGGGTTGGCACTACTGGGCAATATGTTGGCGCACCGCCCGGCGTAAATAACCCTCAAAAACTTGCTGCAATGGTAAAAAATTACACTAATGCGATGCAGGAAGGATTTCCGGGGCGCAATTTTTACATTGATAGCAGCAAAGACATTTTTGCGCGTTCTGGGAACAACCCAGTAGAAGCAGATTTAATTAATCAAAATCTTGCCGCATTGAGCCGCGCAAACAATGTCGCTGGCAACACCGCGATGTCTGCAAAGGGCCATATTCAAGCGGTGACCGGAGAGCCAGTGATGACGGGGCGGTTTCCGTCAAGAGACAGTCCGCCTTTGCAGGCAATGTATGACGCCGGACAAGCGGATTATTTGGGCCATAAGCGCGATCCTTTTGCGACACAACTCGGGGTTGCGTACGCTCCCGAGCGCATCGGTCGTGGCGTAAACGATATGCATGAGGCCGAATTGATGGGTTATCCATCAGGCACGGTCGGTGGCGCAACGCAACACGCTTTCATGGATGAAGTGCGTCAACGGGCCATTGATGTTGCAAACCGAGAAAAACTGGGCGGCGTCAGCGATTGGAACACCGGCACGGCGCAGGCGGCGGCGTGGACGGGAAACAAAATTCGGCGAGGAGATTTAGCGCCCGGCGAGGCTGCGAGATCGTATGCCGATTACTTTCCAAAGCAAGAAGCAAATGCGACCTATGAGGCAGTCAGTTCGCCCGTCACCGGACACTTACAAGGCTTGTTGGATGCGCCGTTTGAAACTCGGATGCAATACACACGCGATCCGCGTGGCTCGTGGAACACATCACCATCAGGCCGGGACGTTGGGTATACCGCCGCAAGGATGTTGCCGGGAGAGACGGCAGAAACCGTTGGCAGATTCAAAGACACTGCAAACCCTGCCTTTGTTGCCAGACCAGTTACGGGCGTTTATACCGCAGAAAACGACGTCCGCGCGTTGACGCCCGGCTCGGTAAAAGGGCTAAACGCCGTAGAAGCGGCCCGAGCATATTTTGATGTTCAAGAGGCTGGCGCGTGGCACAAAATGCTACCGGCAAGAAACGCGGCAGACTACACTGGGGCAATGATTGATTTTGGCAAAACAATTAATCAATCAGATATGGAGAAAATTGCGCCATTGTTTGAACAAAAGGGTTATTACCTTGCCAGCGCCCCCAAAGGCGTAACAATTCTTGCCAATGAAAACACGGCAAAGGGTGCCGATTTTGCAAAAGAAGTTCGTCAAATAATGAAGCAAAACAAAGGGGTGTTTGGCGATGCGACTGTAGATTTAGGCAGGGCGGAGACGGGTTACATAGATTTTGGTGAGGCTTACAAAAGCAAAACGCCGGGTGCAGTGACGCAAAAACTAATTGAAATGTTAGAGCAAGCACCGCAAACAATGAAAAATTTGAATGAAAGCGCGGGATACAGAGACGCGGTTGTTGCGCGAAATGCGCGAGATATAGATTACGCGGCGAGAGGGTTCGGAGTCGCTCGGGACGATGTAATTCGCGCGCGAGAAATTTTCAAGGAACAAGGATTTGAGGGATTGAAAAAAGCGGCGAAGGCCGGAATTGTGCCTGTTGTTTTTGCTTCAGTAGGAGCGCAACAGTATTTTGCACAGGAACAAAGTCGGTAAGAAAAGAAGTGAAAAAGAAACAACAATTGAAAAGTGAAAAAGCGTGGAAAAAAGCCCGTTCAGATGAGCGATGGGAACGCCGAGCCGACCGTTTAATGGAAGATTTTTCGGCGGTAACGGTTATGCTGCCGTCGCAAATAACGCATTTGAAGAATGAGCATCGCAAAGAGCGATAAAAAGCGATGGCAAAGGGCAAAAAAACAGGCGGCGGTAGCCGTAAGGGTAGCCCCAACAAAGCCACACAGGCCGCTAGAGAGGCCATTGCAGCGTTTGTAGACGGGAATGCAGACCGCCTCCAAGGGTGGTTAGATCAGATCGCAGAGGAGAAGGGGCCACAGGCTGCCTTTGACGCTTTCAGCACTCTGTTGGAGTACCACGTTCCCAAACTCGCCCGCCAAGAGATCACAGGACAAGACAACGGCCCGGTCAAGGTACAGATCGGATGGATGGCTCCCGAATAATCCTGCCCTACCGCCCACGCAAGGCGTTCCTGCCTTTTCACAACAGGACGCACCGCTGGGCGTGCCTTGTCGCACATAGACGCGCAGGTAAGACGGTCGCCGCCGTCAACGACATGATCCGCGCTGCCATCACTTATCAAGGCAACCACGGCCTATTCGCCTACATTGCCCCATACCGCAGTCAGGCCAAGGCGGTGGCTTGGAACTACTTTAAGGAATTTGCACAGCCCATTATCAACGCGGTTAACGAGCAGGAACTGACCGTCACCCTGATGAACGGCAGTCAGATACGTCTGTACGGTGCCGATAACGCTGACGCTATGCGTGGTCTTGGCTTCTCAGGCGTGTACATGGACGAGTACGGCGACTTTAAGCCGAGCGTATTTGGCAACGTCATACGCCCCGCCCTATCAGACAAGCAGGGCTGGGCTGTGTTTGGCGGTACACCGAAAGGCAAAAATCAATTTTGGGAAATCTACGAAACCGCACAGCGCATCCCAAATGAATGGTTCCTGTTGCGCCTCCCCGCCTCCACCAGTGGGCTATTGCCGCCAAGCGAACTTGCGGCAGCCAAGGCGCAGTTAGCCGAGGATCAGTACCTACAGGAGTACGAATGCTCATTTGAAGCAGCCATCCTCGGCGCTTTTTACGGCACAGAAATGCGTCAAGCGCAGGATCAGGGCCGTATCACACGCGTGCCGTACGACCCCAACTTGCCGACGTACACGGCGTGGGACTTGGGCTACCGCGACGACACGGCGGTATGGTTCTACCAACCGTCACGCGGGGAAATACGCGTCATTGACTACTTTGCTATCTCGGGCGCTGACATCCACGACATTGCCGAACACGTAGAAAGCAAGCCCTACAAGTACGTCAAACACTTTTTGCCGCACGACGCACGGGCCAAAAGCCTACAGACAGGCCGCAGCATCATTGAGCAATTGGCCGCATATCTCGGCACCGCCAACCTTGCTGTTGTTCCCGACATTGGCGTGCAAAACGGCATACAAGCCGTACGCATGACGCTTCCGCGAGTGTGGTTTGACGGCGAGAAGTGCCGCGATGGCATAGAGGCATTACGGCAGTATCAACGCGAGTACGACGAGGACAAGAAAGCGTTTCGGCAGTCCCCGCGTCACGATTGGACTAGCCACCCTAGTGACGCATTCCGTATGCTTGCGGTATCATGGCAAGAGATTTCTGACAAGCCCCCATCATTAGACGTAAAACCGCTAATGGTTGGGCCTGAAAACAAGGTCACGCTAAACGATATGTGGGCCGTTCACGACCGCACGGTTAGCAGGAGAGCAAGGATATGAGCGTTCAACAGCCAACTCGGATGAATTACGTTGCCGTTGGCGCAACGTCCACAACGGCCTTTGGCAGCCCCGGCGCGTACCTGCACCGCGTGGTGGTCAACGTCGCCAGCAACACGGAAGCCTCGGCCATTGTGAAGGACGGCAGCACCACGTTGGTGTCGTTTCCAGCCACGACGGCGGCGGGCGTGTACTCGGTGGAACTCAACGTCGCCACGACGGGCCAAATTACGGCAACGTGCAGCCAAAACGCCTCCATGTCGGTCGTCGGCCTCTTTAGCACTTACGCCTAATGAAAGCCGGCCTCTACGCCAACATTCTCGCCAAACAGGAGCGGCAGGCAAGACAGCGCCGTGAGGGTCGCCCCGTAGAGCGTACCCGCAAACCCGGCGAGAAAGGCGCACCGACTGCCGAAGCGTTTAAGCAATCAGCCAAGACGGCCAAAAAGTGACGGCGGGAGCGTAACTAATGGACGGACTGTTACAGCCAAAACTTGACCGTTATCTGCGCATCATCGGGCAGTACGACAACGAGTTTGCCAAATGGATGGCGCGTACGAAGAAGATCATTAAGCGTTACCGCGACGATACGCGTGGGCAAACGCTGACCGAGTCGGCCAAGTTCAATATCCTTTGGTCAAACGTGCAGACGCTGAAGCCCGCTGTTTACGCCAAACTGCCGAAGGCCGACATCAGCCGCCGCTTTGGTGACAACGACCCCGTGGGCCGCGTGGCCGCGCAGTTGGTTGAGCGTGCCATTGACTTTGAAATTGAACACTACCCCGATTACCGCTCCACAATGGCGTATGCCGTAGAGGATCGGTTCTTAGGTGGTCGCGGCACCGCATGGGTGCGTTATGAGCCGCACACCGCACCGATTGGCATAGAAGACGACGGCGTATCTATCACGCCCGACATTGAGCAGGGTGAAGGCGCACCGCCCAACCTTGAGCGTATTGAGTACGAATGCGCACCCGTGGATTACGTCCATTGGCGCGACTTTGGACACTCGCCCGCCCGCACATGGGAAGAAGTTGGGCAGGTGTGGCGTTGGGTGTTTATGACCCGTGAGGCGCTGGTAGAGCGTTTTGGTGAGGACGTCGCACGCCGCATACCGCTAGACAGTGGCCCCGAGCCGCTCAACGCCTACAACGAGAACAAGCGTCTCTACAACCGCGCAAAAATTTGTGAACTGTGGGACAAGGAGACTGAGAAGGTTTACTGGTTTAGCAAGGGAATGCCCGAGATCATTGACGAGCGTGATGACCCGCTCGGCCTTGAGGGTTTCTTTCCCTGCCCGAAACCGCTCTACGCGACGACGACCAGCGACACGCTCGTACCTGTCCCCGACTTTGTGCTGTACCAAGATCAGGCCATGGAGTTGGACATCCTGTCCGACCGCATTGATGGCTTGGTCAAAGCACTGCGCGTGCGTGGCGTCTACGACTCCAGCCAACCCGCGCTGCAACGACTGATGACGGAGGGCGATAACAATGCTCTTATCCCGGTTGATAAATGGATGGCATTCAGTGAAAAAGGCGGTCTTAAAGGTAGTATTGACCTCCTCCCCCTTGACACACTCGCAAATGCGCTACTCCAATGCTACCGCGCTAGAGAAGATATCAAGAGCCAAATCTACGAAATCACGGGCATCTCGGACATTATCCGAGGTACGTCGTTCGCCAGCGAAACGGCCACCGCGCAGCAAATCAAAGGGCAATACGCAGGGCTAAGACTGCGTTCTATGCAAGAGGACGTTGCTCTCTTTGCCTCGGAACTGATACGCCTTAAGGCACAGGTCATGTGCATGAAGTATCAGCCCGAGACAATCCTTGCGTACGCTGCCGCACAGCAGATGACGCCCGCTGACCAGCAACTGATCCCGCAGGCGTTGGAACTGCTGCGTAATAAGCCGCTGCGTAACTTCCGCGTGGACATTGCCGCCGACTCTCTTGTGATGCTGGACGAAAACCAGAACAAGCAAGACCGTATGCAGTTCCTGCAAGCATTCGGTGGCTTCCTTGCCCAAGCGTTGCCGGTTGGTCAAGCCAGCCCACAGATGGTGCCGATGATGATGGAACTGCTGCGCTTTGGTATGCAGGCGTTTAAGGCAGCCCGTCCGATTGAGGGTCAGATCGACGCCACGTTGCAGCAACTTGCGCAGGCCGCCCAACAGCAGCCGCCAGAGCAGCAGGGCAAACAAGCGGAGTTGCAGGCCAAGGGTCAATTGGAATCGTCCAAGATGCAGATGCAGTCGGCACTGAAGCAGGCCGAAATGCAGCACGCCTTGCAGATGGAGCAGATGAAGAACCAAGCCAAAATGGCTATGGAACAGCAAAAGATGAACTTTGAGGCGCAACTGAAGGCTGCCGAACTACAGAGCCAACAGGCCGCTGCCAAGTACAAGGCTGACATTGACGCCCAGACTAAACTGATTATCGCCCAGATGGGCAAGACGATGCCCGAGCCACCCTTTACGCAATGAAACGGACGTACGTTTACATAAACGGCGAGTTTGTGGAGCGCAAGAAGGACGAGAAGGGGCGCTACCACTACGTCATGCCTGACATCACGCCCTACCGGAGCATGATTGACGGCAAGATGGTGACATCACGCTCGGAGCATCGCAGACACCTCAAGGCAAATAACTGCGAGGAGGTAGGGAACGACGACCCGGCCAAGCACATTCGGCGTGAACCCGAGAATAACACTCGGCTGGAACGCATTAAGCACATGGTCAACACACGCATGACCAACGAACAGGCTGATCGCATACTGCGCGAGATACGCCAACAAGCCAATTTCACCAATCCCCACAGGAGAGGGTAATGGACAACACTAATCCAGCAATGGAAGCGGCACGGGAAGATCAAGAGATTGACCGTCGTGAGTTATTAGAGGCGGGGTTTGAGGCCGCCGAGAAGGGCGAACCCGTAGAAACCGTCGTACGCGATGCGGCAGGGCGGTTCAGCAAGCGAGAAGCCGAGCAGCCGGTAGAAACAGCGGAAGAAAAGTCGTCGTTCAACACGCTATACGACAACGATCCGGTGTGGAAACGCCCGCCCGCCTCTTGGCGTCGTGAATATCACGAAATTTGGCAGAAAGCCGACCCGAAATTGCAGGAGTACGCGTGGAAGCGTGAAGAAGAAATGCGCAAAGGTGTGGAAAACATCTTTGGCAAGGCTGAATTTGCGGATTCTATGCAAGCGGCCATTGAGCCGTATATGCAAACCATCCAAGGGTTAGGCATTACGCCCGATAAGGCCGTGTCTGCGCTGATGCAGGCCGACCATATGCTGCGGAACAGCGACCCGCAGACGAAAATGCAGTATTTCACGCAGTTGGCGCAGTCGTATGGCATCAATTTGGGTGCCATGACGCAGCAGCCGGGCCAGCAAGCGCCACGCGCTGTTGATCCGCTTGTTTACCAACTGCAAAATGAACTTAACAAGGTACGTGGCGAGGTCATGGGCTGGAAACAGCAGCAGGAAATGGCCGAAAACCAGAACTTGTTGTCCGAAATTAACAGTTTTAGTCAAAAGGTTGAGTATTTTGAGGAAGCGCGCCCGGTGATGATCCAACTCCTACAGGGTGGACTCGCCGAGACGTTGCAAGACGCGTATGAAAAAGCCATCCGTCTTACCCCCGATTTGTTTGACCAAGTGACCAAGGCCCGACAGGCCGAGGAAGCGGCTAAACAGGCCAAAGAGGCCAACCGGGCGGCGAAAGTTGCCCGTGCAGCAGCGGTGAGTGTCAGAAGCGCCACACCCGGCGTAAACACGGCTCCCAAGGCAGCAAACCGTCGCGCACTTCTTGAAGAAGCATTGAACGAACAAGAAGCGCGTTTGTAATTAACTGAACTAGGAGAAACAAAATGGCATTTGCCAACTCTAGTATCAGCGACATCATTGCTACCACGATTCAGAGCCGTAGCGGTGAACTTGCTGATAACGTGACGAACAACAACGCGTTGTTGCGTCGTTTGAAAGAGCGTGGAAACGTCAAGACGTTCTCGGGCGGTAACGTGATTTTGCAAGAAATCATGTATACCGATCCGACCACGAACAACACCAACTCGTACAGCGGCTATGAAGTGCTGAACGTGGGCCAGAACTCGCCGATTTCTGCGGCGCAGTTCAGCATCACGCAGTACGCCTCGGCTGTGACCATTTCGGGTCTGGAGATGATCCAGAACTCGGGCAAGGAGGCCATCATTGACCTTCTTGACGGTCGCATGGAAGTCGCGGAAGCCCAACTTGCTAACCGCATCTCGGGCGACCTGTACGGCGATGGAACCGGGAACGCCGGCAAGAACCTCACGGGTCTTGCTGCGGCTGTGCCGGATGACCCGACCACGGGAACCTACGGCGGCATCAACCGCGCTGTGTGGTCGTTCTGGCAGAGCAAAAAGTTCTCGGCTGCCGCTGATGGCGGTGGTGCGGGCGCTGTGTCCAGCACGACGATTCAGGGCTACATGGATGC